ATTTATTACCACATCTATTGGTACGGCCCCTGCGGTCCTGTTAAGGATACCGGGAATTTCGATCGTTAGATGCTAGTGAGTATGATAGTTTAATACATATTCGGATAACCACCAGCAGTCATATACGGATCCCCATAAGGGTTCGGTTTTGGCTGAGGCGGTTCTAAACCAAGACCTATAGTTCTACTAACAGGTCTTTTTAAATCTGAAACTATGTATGATAACACAGTTCCTCCTAAGTTGAATTCGGGCATATTGGCTGGTCTCTCGTCAATTCGTATTGATTTAAACTCGGCTAAAAATATTTTAGCTAGTTTTGCATTACAATTTGCCAAGAGAATTCCATTTCTTTTCTCAAAGATATTGTCATTAGGTAAAGCAATTGCTTTCACTAAGTCTTTAATCGAGTCCAGTTTTCTGGCTTTATTTTGAAGAACAATATTGTTTATCAATCCTCTCATAATAGGGAGTTTTGACATATAATAGAGAGGAGAAGTGAATACGTCGGAAGGAGATCCCAATCCAATTGCAGCTTGTTCGACAAGTCTACTATTAGTCATAAGACTTTTAGCATAACTGACGTATTGAGCATTAATTTTTCTTAGGATCTTATCACACGCTATATAAATTATATTATTAAATTCAATTTCAGGTAAACTGAAGCTGAATCCATTATCAGGAAAGAGATCATTTAGTCTTTCGACTAACAATCTATTATCTTGAAAATGAATAAAATAATTTACAGCATGTAATAATTTCACTCTAGAAAGTAAATTCTTTCTCATTCGTGGTTTAAGACCTAGAACAACATGTAGTTGGTCCAAAATCTCTGGTATCGTAATGAATCCAAGAGGACTATAACGTCTCTCATGAATTAAAGTAAATAAGTTCTGGTAAACCAGATGATACTTACCTATTACATTAACGAAACCTCCCAATTGGATCCCAGTTACTTCTATACCATTTATAAAGACTCTTTTTGCGAATTCATACATATTAAAAGAAATATTTGATTTCGGAATTGAAATTCCAACGTCAAGTTCTTTCATATAATCAAGGTATAATTTAGCAACCTCATCGTGCCAGATAACAATATCATCACCAAGAATTTGGTAATGGTACTGGTCCAGTTTCAGTTCTTTGTGAATAACAAAGAGTACGAAATGATGTGTGATTGTAAAAGTTGACCAAGATGAATATGCGCCCATAGGTTGACCAGCTGCATAAGTGACAGTTTTTATGTCCTTTTCAGTTGATTCCCATGGAACAATGAAATCGAAAGAAGTTAATATCATTCTCCAACGAGTTGCCAAATCTTCTCCAAACATGTGTTTAACCATAAGCTCTTGTAGAGCCA